CCACCGTGTACGAGTACCCCTGCGAGGTGGCCGGCGGCCCGCCCTACGGCTGGGTGGAGACGATCGCCGAGGGTGCCTGCCTGCGGTCGGTGCGCGAGCGCGACGACGTGCGCCTACTCGTGAACCACGAGGGTGTCGCCCTGGCCCGCACCAAGCCGCGCACCCTGGCGCTGGAGTCCGACGGGATCGGCCTGCGCTGCGCCTCGACGCTCGACGGCGCCTCCCCGCTGGTGCAGACCCTCGCCTCAGCCATGGACCGCGAGGACATGGACGAGATGTCCTTCGCCTTCCAGGTGCTCCGCCAGGAGTGGAACGCCGACTACACCGAGCGGCGCATCCTCGAGGTGAAGCTGTTCGACGTGTCCGTGGTGACCTACCCGGCGAACCCCGCCGCGGTCGCCCAGCTGCGTGCCGATGATCCGGCACCCGAGACCTCCCCGGCTCCGGCCGGGCTGAGCCTGTCGCTCGCCCGAGCGCAGGCAGCCCAGCTCGCCCTCGCGGTGCGCTGACCCACCCCGGCACCTCGCCGGGCTTCACGCCGACCACCACGCCGGACCCGTTGAGCGGGCACCACCTGGCGGTCACCTGTCGCCCACCAGGAGCCACGAGAGATCCACCCGTCGGCCGCCGGCCGCCGGACCCCTTCGTGTCCCAGGAGGACAGACCCATGAACCTGCTCGAGCAGATCCGAGCCAACCTGCGCGCCAAGCTGGACCAGCGCAGTGCCCACCAGGCCGCCATCGACGCCGTGACCGCAGCCGCCGAAGAGCGTGGCGAAGGCACCCTCACCGAAGAGGAGACCGCCGAGTTCACCGAAGCGCGTGACGCCATCGTGGCCATCGACGCCGAGACCACCGAACTCCGTGCCCGCGAGGCCGAGCTCGTGGCGGCAGAGGAGGCCCGCGCCAACGCCGACGCCCTCGCCACCCGCCTGGGTGCGGCTCCCGCCCCGGTCGACGTGCGCAACGTCCGGCAGCCCGACCTCTACAACGCCGGGGGCGAGCACTCGTTCTTCTCCGACGCCTACCGGGCGCAGTTCAGCAACGACCGCGCCGCGGCCGACCGCCTCGCCCGCCACTCGCAGTTCGAGGCCGAGAGCCGTGACGCCAGCGTGGCTTCGTTCGGTGCTCTGATCCCGCCGCAGTACCTCGTGAACGGGTATGCACAGATCGCCCGCGCTGGGCGGCCCTACTCCAACTCGATCATGAGCCTGCCCCTACCGGCCCGTGGCACCACGTTCAACATCCCGCGTGGCACCACCGGCACCACGACTGCCACTCAGGCATCCGAGGGCGATTCGGTGTCCGAGACGGACTTCGATGAGACCACGCTCGCCGTGAGCGTGCGGACCATCGCTGGTGCGCAGGACATCTCCCGCCAGGCGCTGGAGCGTGGTGAGGGCGTGGACGCCATCATCTACGCCGACCTGGCCGCGGCCTACGCCGTGGCGCTCGACACCGCCAACCTGACCTCGCTTCTCGCGCTGTCCGGCACGGAAGCGGTCACCTACACCGATGCTTCGCCCACCGTGGCCGAGCTGTGGCCCAAGCTGGCCGATGCCATCCAGCGGGTGAACTCGCTGCGGTTCGCCCCGGCGACCGCCATCTACATGCACCCCCGCCGTTGGGGCTGGATGACTGCCCCGGTCGACTCGACCGCCGCCCGCTGTTCGCAGCGAACGGTGCCGTCCAGAACCCCTTCGCCATCGGCAAGGCCGCCGAGTACGGCCAGGTCGTGGGCGAGATCCAGGGTCTGCCGGTCATCACCGACGCCAACATCACCACGGCTGCCGGCTCCGGCACGGACGAGGATGTCATCATCATCGCCCGCGCTGCCGACCACATGCTGTGGGAGGAGGGCGACGGCACCCCGCAGGAGCTGCGCTTCGACCAGCCGCAGGGCAAGAAGCTGACTGTGGAGGTGGCGGTGTACGGGTACTCCGCCTACACCGCTGGCCGCTACCCGAAGGCCACCGCCAAGATCGGCGGCACTGGCCTGGTGGCTCCGACCTTCTGAGGCACACCCCCTGAGTCGTGAGGCCGGGGCGACACACGCCCCGGCCTTCCGGCCCAACATCGAAGGAGATACCCGTGGCCGACACCCATGCTCAAGCCCTGCTGATCGAACGGGAGGGCTACCTGGCCCGTGGGCTCACCGCCCGTGCCGCACAGGTGGATGCCCAACTCGCGTCGCTCGGTGTCGCCGTGGAGGCAGCCGTGGATGCGCCCGACGTGGAGACCGCTATCCCGGCCAAGCCTGCCTGCCGTACCCGCAAGGCGACGGCCTGACCATGGCCTACCTGTCCGCGGCTGACGTGAAGGCTGCCTCATCGACCATCAACGACGACGACCGGTTCACCGACGAACTGGTCGAATCGTTGGTGGCCGAGTTCGAGCTGATCTTCGAGGACGCAGCGCCCTTCGCCGCCGAGCCCCGGACCGTCGAAGGCGAAGAGCACGTGGCGACCCGCAACGGTTCGGTGGCGCTGCACCACACGAAGATCCGCACGCTCGATGAGGTGCGGGTAGATGGTGTGGCGATCTCCGCTGAGGCCCTGGCTGCCCTGTCGCTGCGCAAGGGGGCGGGTGTGGTGACCCGCATCTACGCCCCGCACTGCGCCGCCGTGGAGTTCGACTACACGTACGGCCTGGATGCGCCCGATGCGGTCATCACCCGGGCGTGCGTTGAGTACGTGCGGGCCGCGGGCCTTGAGTTCCTGTCGAAGAAGCCCCGCAACACGACTGGCTACACCGACGATTCGGGCTTCTCGTTCCGTGAGTCGACACCGGACAAGCAGCAGCGCCGCTGGACCGGGTTTATCGCTGTGGACCGACTCATCAACGCGTCCATCGGTTCCACGCTCGGGTTCGCATGACCACGATCGTGGACCGCGCCGGCATCCGCCTGGCGATCATCGACTGCATCAACGAGGTGTCTGCCACAACGTTCGACACCGACGCTACGAAGGTGACCGCGTTCTACTCGCATCCCGGCGACGAGCTCCCCGACCGGGCGATCGTGGCCGGCGAGATGACTGGCACGCAGAACCTCGTGACCTTCGGCGGCCCTCGCCCGGGGCGCCAGGACAACTGCACGCTCGCGCTTGGGTTCGTAGCCTACGGCTACCCGACCCCTGAGGCTGGGCTGGCGGTCGTGCAGGCCATGGTCGACATGGCGTGTGAAGCCCTGTTCGTGTCGCCGTTCATCGACGGCCACATCGCCAACGCTGAGCTGTCGCCGGGTCGCCTCGACGGGCCCAACGCCTTCCCCGATTCGGGTGACTCGCTCGTGTGCGAAGCCGTGCTCGAAGTCAACGCGCTGGTCACCACCACCGCTTCCTGACCCCCTCAAGGAGTCCCCATGAAGGCCACCTACACCGGCAACGCCGGCTACTGCTTCCCCGGCATCAACGGCGGCGCGCCGCTCGAGCCGGGCAAGTCCTACGACGTTGCGGATCTCGCGACCGTGGGCGAGGACTTCGTGAAGTCCGCCAAGACCACCATTTCGACTCAGCGGCGTGGACAGTGACACGCTAATCCCCAACAAGGTAAGAGAAGAGAATAATGTCTCGCTCATAGCCGGTGCGATTCCGGCCTGAGTCATCAATTTGAGCACGTGGCGGAATGTAAAGACGCCGTAGATGCGATGGGTGGGGTTAAACGAGTCCTCGCAGATCCAACTTCTACGCTCCGGTGCAGGTTCAAATCCTGCCGTGCTCACCTAACCTTTCAGTCCTGCTCAGTCAGACAACAATAAGACAGACATAAGCCGCATATCACGCCGTCGAACGAGAGGTCGCTAAACCTCAACCGTCTTTCTTGGCAGGACTGAGCGATTAAACCACTAAAACTTATGAACTCCTCCGGCACACTCCGCTCCCGTCCTTGTGACACTCTAATCTCCAAACCCTTAACTGACCGTAAAATCCGTCAATACATCCTCGAAGGTCGCTATGGCTGGAAGGCTCAGCAATCTGCCCTCAAGGCACAAGCTGCGAAAAAGAAAAAGTCCAAGCCCCGCAAGTCCGCCCCACTCCCCGTCGACGACAAACTCATCCCACCAAGCGTCTCTTCCCTTCTATGAGTAAGCGCCTAGTCCCTATCCCACCCGGCGCACAGATGATCCTCACCCTCGACAACTGGCTTCGCTGGGAACCGATGATCGCCACTGTCATCCGTAGCTTTCCCAACACGGTAGTCTTCAAACCGAGAACGCTCAAACCCTCTACCTTCCGGCTCTACTTCCGCACTTTCTGTTGTGCTTTTATCCATGAAGACTGCCCCTGGAGAGCAACCTTTTCCCGAGAGCAAGTCTGGGACATGTATGAAAACGGTCTTACCATCAAGGTGGACTTCTCTAAAAACGAAGTCCGCTGTGGTCTGAAGCAAGACATCCACGCCCAGACGTTCAAAGAGCTCGCCATAAACGCCTCAGCCATCAACACCTTTGACGACGAAATCATCAATGCGATTGCCCTTCTCAAACACCATGACATCCTCACACAGCCAGTCACCTTTACAAAGCTCGACCCGGCCAAGCTCGAAACCCTTCAAGCCCAATATGACAACCTAATCATCGACGGCGATGCGACAACCACCACGTTCTTCTAATGCAACTAACCAACCCTTACCCCTCACATGTAGAGCGCCACCCGGTGCAAATCTACGTAGCTAAAGGAGACTGGCAGTATCTCCAAAGTGTCACCGGCTCTCACCGGGGCTGGCTCCCATCCCTGTGTGCGACCTTCATTCATCAACTTGTCGCAGACATGCGACGTTCTAACCTTCCCCCATACAACCCAACTACATCTCCTGATGCAATCAAACATCTCATTCAAAGAGTTTCCGTTCGAGTCGATTCTCGGCCTTGATATCGAAAAGCTCTCCGATACAGAACTTCGCACACTCCGGGCGGAGCTACAGGCTCGACGCGTCTCAGCGCCTACTCGTGCCGCCACTGTCAGACGACAGCAGCAAGTGATAAAGAAAACCAACGCAGGCGTTATCGCTACCATCGACACACTCCTATGAACCTTGATCTTTTAGGCGATCTGTCGCTGCCAAGCGTCTCCGACTCGGGCCTACCCCGTAAGAAGCTTTTAGCCCACCTCTCCGATGACAACTACATCCTACGGATTGACAACACAAGTCTGGAGAGCTTCGCCGCTTGCGATCGCGCTGCCTTCTACCGACTGATCCTCGGTCGCACGACACAGAACTCCTCAGCAATCGCCTATGGCCAAGCGATTCATGCCGCGCTGGAGATTCTCTACCGTGACGGTTTGAATTTCGAACAGATGTTGAAGGCCGGTTTCCAGGAACTGGCAAAGCACCCGACGGGTGATAGCGAATGGAGAAATCCAGAAGCCTTTGAAAAAGCAATCCGCACTTATGTCAAGCATTATAAACTCGACAGCGGCCCAGACTTTTTCCAACTCCACACCTTTGACGGAGCGCCTGCGGTCGAGCTACGCTTCGCCGACGAGCTTGGACAGTTCACTCTCGACAGCAGCCTTCCTTTCTCACGTGGCCTGCTAGTCCAAGGATTCGACGACAACGATAACGATCCGCTCTTCATCTCAAAGCTCTACATCGAATGGACTGGTGTGATGGACTTGCTAGTAAGTCAAAACGGTCAGAACTGGATTGTCGATCACAAGACCACTTCCATCGAAGGGCCTAGCTACTACGACGGGTTTGAGCTTTCCCAGCAGTTTATCGGTTACGCACGGGCCGCCGAGAAACTCCTTGGCCAGCCGGTCGAGGGCGCACTGCTTAACGCTATCATAGGGCGCAAGCCGACAAAGACTGGTAAGTCTCTTGACTTTGCACGTCGCTTCTACCGCTATCCAGCCTACCTCCATGATGAATGGCAACACGACGTGCTAAACCTCATTGACGATTTTGTCCATCGTCTCAAAGAAGCCTACTTCCCAAAGAGAACTCTTTGGTGTGTGAATAAGTTCTCTACCTGTCCGTATCTCAGCGTCTGCAAATTGCCAGCCGGCCAACGAGAGATTCTGCTTCAAACCTCAAACTATTCAAACTACACCTGGGACCCTACAAAGAAATGACCATCGAAACTATCTCCGAACCACGTTACCGACTTGAAATATCTCAAGCAGAGCTTAGGCTACTTTGCTCGGCCCTTTACCACATGGACTACGCCCGCCTACCAACGGACGTTACAGAACCTGAGGCAGAGACAATTCGAACTAAACTGTGTCACCTACTCGGCCCGCGAGGAATCTCTAACCTATAAACGTATGACCGGACAAAAGCTAACCTCCTATAAAGTCGAACTCACAGCGGATGAGCTACGCACTATTATGAGCGCCCTCGCGTATCTTGCCAACACCACAGCCGTCGCAGCCGCACGTGAGAACATCCTAGACCTCGAAGAATCTTTCAAACTCCTCACTAAATCCCCCTAATGACCTCAAACTTCTCCAACTTCAAAACTACCTCCCGCCCTGCAATCCTTCTCGCCGGACCGCCCGGCACCGGCAAGACTGTCATCGCCTCCATGCTCGGCACGCCATTCATCATCGAGCTTGATAACAACCACGCTGGAGCTTTCAACTATCTCCAGTCTATCCACGCGGATTGTAAGGCTACCGTCTCAGTTCCTTTCATTCGCGACGATGGCTCAGTAATCCCTCGAGCAGAGCGGTGGAAAGCCATGAACGCAGCCATCACCTCAGGAATCTCCAACCCTTCATGCACAACACTAGTCATCGACAGCTTGTCTGCCCTTATCGAGATTGGCCTTGACGAAGTCCGTCGGCAGCAAAACCGAAAGATCGGCGATCCCGTCAAGGGTGAAAAAGACGAGCCTTTACAAATCCAAGACTGGGGCGCATTCAAAGGCCTGATGCGTCAGTGGTTCATCAACCTGCGTGCCGCTGGTAAGGTGCTGGTCGTCACCGCACATATCACCACCTATAAAGACGAACTGACTGGCATCCTCCAAGAGTTCATTAACTTCCCTGGGCAGTTTGCCGAAGAGATTGCTGGCCTCTTTACTGAAGTCTGGCTCACAGACATTGAGGAAAAGCGCAACGGCACGACAGTTGAATACATCTACACCATTCGCACACGTCCACAGCCGAGCCAGCGCAAGATCGGTTTGAAGTCTGGCATCCAGCTACCTCCCAAAGTCCCGGTGGATTTCGCTAACCTTAACAAATTGCTTTTCCCATGAAAGACGTCGAAGATATCAAAGCTAGGGCACTTGCGGTAGGTCTTATAGACGAAGTTGATACAGCGCTTAGACACATACACGCAGAATATCGTGATCGTCTAGTTGACGACGCGTTTCTCACGGACAAAAGATACAAAGCCGAGGTCAAGTCTAACCTGTTAAGACTTACAGAAGAACTAAAACAATTACTCGAACTCCTATGACCCGCACCTTTCTTGTCGAGATAGCTGACGTCACCGACGCGCAGCTTGTAGCCGAAGAGATAGACGAATCCCTCAGGTCTGATGGTTTCTCTGTGGTGTCAGTTAAACCCTGGTCGGCACCTTCCGCAAACCCGAGCTTACCGCTTGATAATCTTTTCCCACCATGACAATAGCAATCGACATAGACGGAACCTGGACACTTGATCCTGCTTTCTTCTGCTCTTTTGCAGGCTTTGCAGAGAGCTTGAACCACCAAGTAATTATTGTCACAGGCTCTGAGCAACCTCCGGCTAAACTCAGCTCTCTTGGACTACACTCGGCAACCATCCTAACCTGTCAGCGCGGCGAGTTCAAAAAAGACTGTGCTCTGCGTCATGGGCTTTCAGTCGATGTCTGGATCGACAACGAACCTGGGACGATTGAACCTCAACGAGTGCTTCAGCCTACCGACAATTCTTCCCTATGACTTCCGTTAGCTTTGCTAACCCAAAAACTTTGCTAGCTTATCTAGCAAAACCAAAAGACAAAACAAACAAAACGAAAACACAAAACATGTCAGACAACATCGACCCTCTAAACCTCGACATCGACATCAATGACGTTGATACCTCTTCCCCCTCAATCGCCCCAGGCGAGGTGCCTATGCGCATCGTGAAGGTTGAAGTTAAGCCCTCAACAAAAAACCCAGCAGACAAATACTTCGTCGTCCAGCTTCAAACAACTGACGTCACGACCTCCACCAAAGGCACGCCGATTAACCCCGGCTTCAATGCCTTCTACCGCATGGCGTTGCAGCAAAACCAAAGCGAGAATGCTCCCGACTTCAAAATCGCCCTCGCTAAGTTCTCTGATGCCGTCTTCGGTGAGCGCCGCCAGCCTCGGGAATTCCCCGAATCCGTCGGCAAGACAGTCCTCGCAGTTATCAAACCCTCAAAAGACACTACCTATGGCGAAAGCGAAATCAAGTTCCTCAAAACGTTCGTTGAAGGCTAAGTCCACAGACTTAGCCGAAGCAGGCTTTGCTGGCGACACCTTCTACAGCAAAAAAGCCCACACCGGCTACGACCTTGAAAAGGCCAAAGCTCTCGGCGCTCAGACAGCCCGCAATTTGCAAAGCGACTTCGACGACCTTACCAGGACAGCTGAAGCGCAGCAGGACCAACTGACTGAACTACGCCGTCAAGTGGCTAATGCGGAACGCACGCTGAAAGCAACCATCCTCACATTGCGTGACCAAGCTGAAAAGCTTCGCGCACATGTGAACCACCAGATGGTCATCTAACAAACCAAAAGACCTGAGCATGTCGATAAACTGCTCTCTTTTTATGTCTCCAGATTCTTCCAAAACACACTCCACCACCGGGCTTCTCGCTAACATCGCGGACATTCTAGTCATCGACAGACTTCGTCCAGACGACGACACGGAACGCTCTTATATCGAGAATGAACTCGTTCCTTCAATCGCTGATCAAGGCCTGATTGTGCCCATCATCCTGAACAAGCTCGACCAACCTACCACCGGACCCAACATCTACGGAGACAGCATCACCTCAGACTTGCGTCTAATCGAAGGTTGGTCACGCCTCGTGGCCTTTACCTACCTCAAGCTGACAGAAATCCCCTACGCTGAGCGAGCCTCGCTGTCGAATGGTGAACTCCACATGCTGGAGATCGAATCAAACATCCGTCGTCGTGACATGCCCTGGCAGTCTAAAGTCCTGGGGATTTACAAAGTCCACAAAGAAAAAACCTCCCGTGCGAAAGCCGCCCGTGAGCGGTGGGGTCAGCGTGCCACAGGTGAGCTTCTCAACATCGACGTGGCTTCTGTCAACGAAAGCCTTAAAATGGCTAATTTTATTCTTGCAAACGACGAAGAGGTCATGGCTTGTCAAAATTTCGACTCCGCCAAGAAAGTTCTATTCCGTCGTGAGCAAAAGCGTGTAGAGGAAATCTTGGCTCAGCGCACGGTGGCAGAAGTCTCTGTTGTAAAAACCCAAGTTCCCTTCTCCCGTGACATCATCTCACTAACAGGTGTCCCTAACTCTGCGTTAGAAATTCAAATCGAAAGCACAGTCAGCATTCCCCTGAGTAACTGCTGCTTCAACAAACCAAGTGTAACTTCCTTCGGTGATGGCGCCCTCTGCGACGTGCCAGACGCCTCTGTCGATCTTATCTTCACCGACATTCCTTACGGTGTTGACACTGCTGACATGCTTCTCGCGGATGTTTC